GCTTGGTCATGGGAAGAAGCCCCGATCTGTACGAGCGGCATCGACACTTTCCTGCCAATACATCCGCCAGGTGCGTCGGCATCTAGCCGCAGCAGCCGTACCGGCGCCAGTAGCTCGATCATTGACAGTACGGCTGCGAACGGCGACTTCCCCGCTCCTTTTGGGTACCTTCTCACCCCGTGATAGAATTCCCAGCGCCCGTCGGGGCGCAGCGCATACCACCACAAAAGGAACCGCACCTGCGATTCCGTGAACTCCCAGCGCTTCCCCGCGTCCGGGCCATCCGGCTGTCTGAGGTACTTAGTAGCCCAGTGAATAGCTTCCCAGCCGAGAGTAAGCTGCGGCACACCATCGGGCAACGTAACCAGACGGTCACGCGGAGCTATATCACGTGGAGCTACTAGAAGAGTCAACCCCTCCCCCTCCCTCCAGATCTTGCGCCACTCACCATCGTTACCTTGGATGAAGTTCTCGTCGAGCCAGGAATCCGCGCCACCGGAACGCTCTGGTACTGCTTTAGCCTAGCCATCACTTCCGCGCTCGGCTTTACAATCTGCGCAGTACCCTTGCCGGTAGTCTTGCCGGTCGCCTTGCCAACTGGAGCCCTGGCCGACTTGATAATTCTCGGCTGCCTAGTAGTGGTAACAGGCCGCTTCGCCGTTGCCTTCTTCTTCGGCGGTGCCTTCTTCGCCTGTGCCTTTTTCGCTGGTGCCTTCTTCTTTGCGGCAGCTGCCTTCCTACGCCGCAACGCCCTAAGTAGAGCTAGGCCTGAAAGTAGCCCATGCCCACCGCCACCGTGATGGTAACGTAGTCCGCGGCCAAGCCCCCGTCGGCGATTGCGCCGGTTCCGCTGCCTCGCATTGCGCTTTGCTTCAGCATCCCTTCGCGTCTTATTCGCAGCGTGCTCTTCGGCTCGGGCATTCCGCGCCGCCTCCATCCTGGCTTCCCGCGCCGCGTGCTCAGCTTGCCGGGATTCCTCCCGCGCCTGCCTTTCGGATGCGGACAGACGCCCTCCACTAGGACGGCGACGTTCCTTGATTCCGTACGATGACAGAGCACCATGAATCGCATTTTGCGAAACACCCACCTGCCGCGCCACAACCTCGGAAGCCCGCCGCACCTCCTCAGCAGAAAAAGTCCGCTGCGCACCTTGGCCGGATGCTAGGTGGTGAAGCGCCGACTCCCGATTTGACAACCCGGCCCGGAGGAAACGCCTGAGAATCTTGTGGCTAGGGCCGCCCAGCATCCAGCGGCCGTGGAATCCCCGGATTTCAGCCGCGTTGAATCCAGCCATAACTCACCCCCGACATCCTTCACGATGCCGAGGCGGCCGTGCCACGCAATGACCGCCTCGTCCGCAGCCTCCTCATCCTGGTCCGTTGTCTCGGCATCAGACAGCTCGATCCGGTTGCGCTTCCGGTCGATCACTGTGACGCCGAGCCGTTCCGAGAGCCGCAGGAATGACGGCAACAGGTTCGCATGTCTTGTCCGCAGGAACATGTCGTAAACCTGTGCCGCCACCACTGCGGTGGCCCAGTCTGAGGCCTCATAGAATTCAGACTGGCCACTGAGCGCCAAGGAGTTGTACCAGCTCCGTGCCTGCGGGTGCCATTGCGGGTTCGCCGCTGGCCGGGGGATCTCATCACGCCGTGATTTCCCCTTAGACACGGTGATGAAGCGCGGGTCGTTCAGCGCGCCGCTTCCGGCACCCGTGCGTTCCTCTGGCTTCTTCTTGGCGACCACGAAAACTTCTCCCGTCTACGCCTTGGCGCCGTGGTGCTCGACGTGCGGGTCGTCGCTTGTGGACGGTGGCTGGTCAGCCGCCGCCTCCGGAATCCAGCCCCAGGCCGGGCGCTGCGCGTTGAGCAGCACTACCACCCAGTTGCCGGGCTGCCGGTCCTCAGGCGGCGTATTCGGCGTGTACCCCGGCAGGTCCGCCGACGGCCGGACGACCTGGGCGATGAAGGCACGCTCCATCGCGCCGTCGTTGTCGACCCAGGACCAGACCCCGTAGTTGAGATCAGGCAGGTCGGGGTGGCCGGGGATCTGGTCCGGGTCAAACGACGGGTACCCCTCGGGCTGGTCCGGCCAGATCGTTGGCGGCAGGTAGATGGGATGGGAAGGACCCGCCCCGGCCGGTGGCTGCGGCCCCGGCCCGCCGATGTCGATGTAGTTCGGCGGCGCACCACCCCAGATTCCGGGCGGCGTCGGCTGCGGCTGTGGCGGTGTCGTGTCGACCCACGGCGGCGCCACCCCGCCCCAGAAACCCGGTGGCTGGCCGGTCGGGGGCTGGGGCGGGGTGGTGTCTACCCACTCGGGCGGGCGGCCTCCCCAGAAGCCAGGCGGCTCCCCGCCCGGTGCGATGGGGTGCGACGGCCCGCCGCCCGGTGCCATCGGCGGCATGGGGTGTGCTCCGGCCGGTGGCTGCGGGCCAGGACCCCCGATGTCGATGTACTCGGGCGGCTGTCCACCCCAGATGCCGGGCGGGGTGCCGCCGCCGCCGGTCGGCGGGTTCGGCCACACGGTCGGCGGGATCGGGTGCTCGGGGTGCGGGCTCCACGGTGGTGTCGTTGATTCTGGTGGTAGCACGATCGGATGCGTCGGTTGGCCAGGCGGACTCCCTGGCACATACGCTGGTACAAGAACTAGTCGCCATCCCATGTTGTACTGTCCCTTTCTGTTACGCAGTCCGTCCCTTTGGACCGCTTGTTCCCTTGTTGGTGCTTGATTTATTGCCGGGCGTGACGGGTCCGTCTCCCGGCTTCCAGTCGTCAGGCACAGCACCCGCGCCATGACAAGTCTTGCAGACGTGTGTGTCGATGCTGCCCGTCCCCGAACAGGGCGGGCACGCTTTCTCATTATCACCCGGCGTACGGTGTTTCTGGATAGGCACAAATGGCGGCATAACAACACATCTCCCTTACGCACAAACCCCGGATGCGGCTCACGAGGCAGCCGGCTCCGCGATGCCAGGACAGCCTTAGCGGCCCGCCCCTGTGCGTCCGAGCGCTTCTTGTGATGCGGATAACACAATCCGCGCAGCAACTCAATACGGTGGTCGCCGGGCGGGCCAATATGGTCCGCAGTCGTTGAGTCCTGATGGCAAGGGCCGTTCTCGCCAGGCAACATCCCCCAGCGACAGACTGGATCCCGCGCCAGAACCATGACGCGCAGACGCCCCCACCCACTAGGCAGGGGCGCGCTACGCCAGGAACCGCTACTCACGGGACGCGCTGCGCATCCATCGGCGACGGGCCAAGGGACAAACCCGCACCATCCACCATGGGCCGAACGTCAAGCCCTCCACCCTAGATCACCACCCTCCGCAGCGCCCGGTGCCTCAGCGAGGATTATACCCCGCCCGGCCCGGAAAGTCTACCCCAAACCTGGACCCCTTTTCGACTCGAAAAAAGGTTCGAGAGCGAGCGGGTTTAGTCACCCGTGATCCGGGTAGGATCAAGTGGATATGAACCGAGCCGAGGACGTTGACGAGAGTGTCGCTACCAAGTATAGCGGCATCACGTTCCGCAGCAGGCTTGAAGCAAGATATGCCGTGTTCTTTGACGCCGCTGGAATCGATTGGCAATACGAGCCCGCGCCACCACTCGTAATCCCACGCTCCAAGCGACGGGGCGACAGCTTCCTGTACCTCGCCGACTTCCACCTGCCAACCCGGAACAGCTACTGCGACGTGAAGGGGTTCCTGTACCCGGACGGCCTCGCCCGCCTACTTGCCGTCACCCGCGGCCTCCGCAGCCTGACCGTCCTGGGGCATCTGCCGAGCGCCTGGGAGTCCCGCTGGCCGTGTACACTCATCCTCCACCGTAAAGAAGTCATCGCAATCCCGTGGAACTTCCCGCAGACTCTGTACCGCGCCGTCCGTGAAGAGAATATCACCCCGCGCCTACTGATCGAGGGATTCCCTATCACTATTCCTGAGTGGGCCGAGGAACCGCTAAAAGAAGCAAAGTATTACCGCTTCCCAAAGACAGCAGGCCCCATCCACCCGCGCCCCACATATAAAGCAAGCTAGTTGAGTTCTGCATACGCGCTCGCGTAGGCGTATGCCTGCACGCATACGATCGCGCGGGGATGCCCAAAAGGTCGGGTCGGGTCCGTCCTTCGGACTCCCCGACGACCGACCCTTTGTAGGGCCTCTTTCCGGGTCGCCCGACCGTCGCCCGACCCTGACCCGACCTTTTGCTTTCATGCCGCATCTATTACTACCTCATAAATACCACGACCAATAAACCGGAAAGCTATCTTCCCATCTGAGTCAATATGAGTTCCTCGCCGTACTGCTGCCTTCACAGAATCCGTTGACATGTCGAGCGCAGCAGCAGCTTCCGCGATCGTGAAGCCGTTTGTCTGTTGTCGGCCGAACTCGATGATTTTCTGCTGCGTATTCCCTCGCCGCCCACGAGCCCGGATTACTTCCGGAACAATATCGCTTAGCTGCCATTCCCATTCGCCAGGCTTTAGCCGGATCGACCCATCTGGTCGGCTGATGACTTCGATATACAGAGTCGAGCCATCCGCAATTGACCCCGTACGGTCCTTATTACAGGTCAGCTCGATAGCCCCACTTACACCGCGAGCGAAAGTGCTTGACTTACTGAGGGTTAGGTCTACATGCCCAGCAGCGGCCTTGTCCGAACTGCCGCGAGCACGATCTGTTGCTACTTGCCCCATATGATCTAGGACCATAACCATTCCACCAGCTTCAGACATCGGGTAACATGCTGCATTCACAAACTGACGGACTTCTGATGCGATGTTCTCATTGAGCGTAGCCGCTACAAGCAAAGGATTAAGCGCATCATACAATATAGTCATAATGCCTTGATCGATTAGCATATTACAGAATGCCCTGCCATGCCTTTGTAGGTTTACAACTGTGCCATCCAACTGTGCCTTGTAATATTGAATATATCGCAGGTCTTGTGAAGTCGCCCCAAGATTTATCAGAAGCCCCTTGGCAAGTTGCTCGCCCATTTCACATTCGTATATTGCTGAGTACCTTTTCCGCTTTGCTAGCTGGACTAGTTTCCAGTATGCGAGGATTGTTTTGCCTGCTCCGGCTCGGCCACTAATCCAGTGAATCTTCGATGTGAGGAATACACCTTCCTGATCTAGCGGAATCTTAACCATTTGCTCGACATCCTCCCATATAATTCTCGTGAATACATTCTCATCGCCGACGAGTCTTGCGTTGTACTCTTTTGCTTCTTCATTAAGAAGTAGTTTGTCTGCGCGATCCCGGATTTCCTTGTCACGTGCGGCGGAAGGGGTTACGGCTGGTCCATATGGGTCTCTGACATCACTTACTCCACCTCGCATTTGTCGTCCGGTGTTGTTCATGATGTCTTCCTCCATCGCTCATCTATGTTTTTCACAGAACATACATCGGTTTCCTCCTGCGGACCAGCCGCAGCCTTTGCCATGGCTGTCGATACGGCCGACTTCCATTCCGACCGCAGGTTGCGTCTACGACCGGAGCCTGTGAACTCGAACTCTAGCATATTCAGTGCTACTTCTAGTCCGCGGTGCCCCTCGGCCGCGTTAGAGCAAATGTACGTAACCGCCGCCACGACCGTATCGTGAAGGCCACCGTATTCTTTTGCTACGCGGAGCTTCTCTGTCTCAAGTTCGACCGCTCGCTTCATAAAGCGGCACATTCCTCCACCCGATACGCGAGAGAACCATTCCGCTACCTCTGGCAGATCAGCACTTGATCGTACCACATATGCTCTTGGCGAAAGTAGATACTCATTCCAAGCTTTAGGTAGCTCTGGCAAACTTTCAGGACGCGGCGGATTAGCTTCCTTCGGACCACACCACCATTGATACTGGAGACCGAGAGAGTTATGTATTGAAGGAGGCACAGTAGCGAACCTGTGATGGAACTGCGCGATCTCGACGCCGGAACCAGGGCCAAGATCAGTAACCCAGACCTGCGTATCTTCACGTCGGGCGCGGAACAGATAGATCCCCGAGTAATAATCACCATTCCACATACGCGATGTTGATCGCCAGGTTTCCGGTAGCGGACATTTGAGCCTCCGCTCGATATTAGAGATCGTCTCAAGACCCTTACGCCCGTCATAAGCATCAACATCGATGCCGATTATGTTCCACGGCAGGCGAATCCCTATATTAGCGGTCGGGAATTCCCGGATTAGAGCCAAGAGTTCTTTGTCGGTCGCGTCTATTCCTTGGTGGCCCGTCACGCCCTTGGCGAGTGGTGCTTTTGTCCCTCGCCGGGTAACCGGGATTACTCCTGTCCATCCGATCGAGCGGTAGTAGGCGGCGGCTGTCCTGAACGGGAAAAACTTCTTTCCTCGCTGCCCTTTACTTTCGCCCGCCGATCGGGTATAGTCGTTCATAGATGGTTCCTTTCCATCGGCGGGCCAGGGATCTTCCCTCCAGATAATCACTCTGGCCCGCCAATTTATTGTATGCTTCAGGTTTAGGTAGCCTCCCGATTATACCCCGGTTAACGCCCGGCGTCTAGCCAGAGAACGCCAGGTTAAAATTCACAGTCTTTGCCCTCTTCCTTTTTCCCGGCCGGTATAGTAGGCTATAGGGGCGAACGGAATCGCCTTTCGGGAGCACCAGGCCGGCCAGGTAGCCATGACCTATCTGGTCGGCCTGGCAGGGGGAAGTGGCAATGTCAGCAACCTACCGTTACATAATGGATCATCTCCAGCGGAGGGAGGATGACTTGCCGCCAAAGAATATACACCTAATGGGAGTAGACCCTGGCGGCACTACCGGCTGGTACAACTTTACCGTCCCACGCGCCTGTATCTTCAGCGACGCGCCCAGCCAGATCATTGAACACGACTGGGGCGAGTTCACAGGGCCGGAGCCGAAGCAGGCGATCGAGCTAGCACGTCTGGCGCGGGAAATCCAGTCTATGGACTATCAGGTCGGACCAGCTTTGGTCGTCGAGCAGTGGGACCAAGATCCAACCTTTAAGTCAACCGACCCAGAAGCCCTCAGCCCTGTCCGCCTCGGGGCGATGCTCAGCCTCTTGCGGGAGCAGAAGCAGCTCGGCGATTGTAGCCTTGTCTTCCAGTCCCGCACGCTCGCGTTCGGCACGGTCACCGACGAGCGCCTGAAAAGATGGCACATGTGGATCGAGGGATCTGATCATATCCGCGCAGCCTGTCGTCACGGGATCACTGCCCTCCGTCGGGCCAGGGAAAACCCAGAGTTTGCCAAGCTTCTCTGGCCTAATATGGAGTTCGAATAGGGTCTTCCCTTTTCGACTTTGATGCGATATAATAGCGGGTAGGGACCGGCCGAACGGGAGGGGAGGTGGTGCGATAGATCACCCGCGACATCACCGCTTAATCCTTGACGGCGGGCCGGAGTGTGAACTACCCATTCACGCCCTCATAACCGGCCCGCCGTCACCCCAACCGAAAGGCGAACTTGGATGCTAGAAGCTGGCTTTAAAAGATGGATCACCGGAGCTGACACCATAGTCCTGGCTTGCTGGGACCTCGGCCATATCTGGGACGCGGACCTGTACGACAACATCGATCGTATACGGCACGGCTCGTACTCGATGACCGGCTCGTGCCAGCGCCGGTGCGGCGTAGTCCGGATGCGGGTGATGACATCCTCGTGGTCCCTGGACTCCAGTAAGAACTCCTACAAGTACCCTCGTGGTTACAGTCCGAGGGAATTTATGGAGGGCAACCCCTTCTTTATGTCGGCCGAGCACCGCGCCGCCATTCGCCGTGAACTCGCCCGGCGGGCTAAGGAAGACAGTACTCATGAAACCGCCCGCCGGGCCGGCAAGGGCGTAGCCCCGGTCGTCAAAGTTAAGTTCACGGGGTAGCCATGCCAATCATAATCACCCGCGCCGATATTACGTGCAAAGAATGCGGTGACACTAACTTCGAGCTATACCCCGACACCGGGCATCGATGCGACTGGAGCCGGTACGGCACAGAACCCCAGTGCGAGCGGGAAGCCAAAGTGGCTCTCATATTCGGTGACGGAGATCCAAGGGTGCCGTACTTCTGCGAGGCACACGCCGCCGAAGAGGAACGCTACAACGAGCAGGGGTACCCCGTCTGATGTCCGCGCCTACCCGCGACGAGATCACCGCAGCCGCATCAAGGGTCCAGACCGCCGTACGCAAGTGCCTAGCCGCAGCGTATATGGGTGACCGGGCGAAGGCATTCGCAGCAGCCGAAGAGGCGCAGCACGCAGCTTTCGATCTGAAGGGATTGTTCGGTCTGAAGCAGGAAGAGGTGGCGCCGCCTACTCCGCCAGACTAACCAAAGGCCGCCACAGGGAATTCCTGTGGTTAGGGGAAAGGGGAACATAATGTTCCGCAAGGCAGTAATACTAGCAGGGCTGTCGATGGGGGTTATGGCCATCACGGCAACAACCGCGTCGGCCACAACCGGGCCGACTCATCATCCAGCGCCCCGCGATCACGCATTCGCGGCCGTGGAGCTGCTCGGCGGCGGCAGCGAGCAGTTTGCCCTCGTCAACGCGAACGCGCCCGGCCGTGACCGACACCACAACCTGGGATTCGTGGACTACACGAACTTCTCGGTGCCGGCGCGGTCCCACGTCTGGTCGCTCAACACCGGCGCGGCCGAGAAGCTCACGGTCTGGGCGAACGGCAATGAGTACGACCACACGCTCAACGCCGGGGAAGTCCTCAAGGCACTGTCGAACAACGACGTCAACTTCACGGGGACCGGCTTCTACAACCCGGTCCCCTCCGACACGTGGTCGGTCGCGGGTAACATCCACGGCCGGGACGTAACCTTCACTATCACCTACGGCTCATGGGCCGTGCCCGCCTACTCTGCGTCCTTCCAGGGCGAGATCGGCTATGGCGGCTCGGCGCGTGGGCACTTCAAGGACGTCAACAACACTACGGGAACCTGGAGTCTCCCGCGTGGCACGTTCAGGACCGTCCTGAACTACGTCGCCCCGATCCAGAGGGACAGGTTCAACCTCGACCGGCGCCACCACTCGGCGTCGGCTGACGTCCAGTTCCGCATCCCATTCGGCAACCCGTTCTCGGGTACCCGCGTGGAGTGGTTCTTCGGCACCCGGTACTTCCACAAGTTCTGGGAGCAGGGCGTGAACGGCGGGCCGCTCTCGGCTGAACTGGTCGAGTCCGGCGTGATCGACATCCGGTAGCAGCAAGTCGGAGGCCCGGTCGGTCAAGACCGGCCGGGCCTTCACTAACCCCAGAAGCCCCCGCCCGCGTCAAACTCCAACCCCAGGGACCGCCGCGCGGGCGGGTC